AAAGACCAGAACATTCATTGTTAAACATATCTAATTGTTTATCTGTTTCTTTCTTATTAAATTCTATTTCTTCAAGAGGTTTACAACTTCTATGTAAATATAAATTATCTTTTATTTTTGCTGATCCATTTCTTATTTTTCTATCAAAAGCAACTGCTTGTTCAAATTCACTTGGTCTTTCTGTTTTCATAAAGTGCCAATAATTATCATTATGATATGGACAAATGATACACGCTGATTTTTCTGGCAAAGGAATGTTCTGTTCTTTCATCCAATCTAAACAATCTTGCCTTGACATTTTCATTTCAATCAATGGAAATCTATTTAAAATATATTTATCTTTTGATGGTTTCATTCTTTGTATTTCGTCTGTTGATATACCAATCCATTGCTCAACATACTTATCTTTAGGAAATCTTTTTTTATAACCAACATTGCACAGCTCCCTAATTTTTTTTCTAATTACAGCTATCTTGTAATCATTAGTGCATTGTCGTAAAAGCATACCTTTCTTACCAGTTATTTTATTTTGTGTGAACAAAGGTGGATTGGGAGATCGTATTCCTTGTTCAACATTGTTAATAAAATCATCATAAATATTACTTCTTGAAACCTGATACACAGGAAATGGTAAAATTTTTTTTAAAAAATTTAGATATAATTCTATTGCCTTTGGTTCATTCTTTGTGTCTGCAAAAATTGCTCCATCAACTTTTGGTAGAATACCCTTAGCAGACATCAAAGCCATTGTAGAGCTTTGTACTCCAACACCAAGACTTATTATTGTTAATGCTCTTGTTCTGTTTGAATCAATCATTTTAATACTTCTATTTTTTTTACAACAGATCGTGGGTAAACTGTGGTGTTGCCAACTGTTAGTTCGCCATCATCATCAAAGCTATGCGAGGCAAATATAATTACTTTCTTTTGATCCTTATGTAATAAATAACCTGTATCTTCACACCAAGAATATACTTGATCCTTTGCTTTAGATAGCGTAAGCCACTCTGGATTTGATACAATATCTTGCCAATACAATCGTACTCGTTTGTACTTAAACTTATTTACTTTCTTCATACTTCCACCACGCTTTATAAAGATCATCAAGCGTTACTTCTTTCTTTGTAACCTCTAGTATCTTCTTTACCATCTTTGGTTTGGGAAATCTTTTTTCTTTTGACTCCAAACAATATCGTTGTGAATTAGTCGCTGGATTTATGGATCTTATTCCAAGCATAGTGCCAAGTGTATAATGAGATATACCTTGTTTTTTTCGCCATTCAGCTAGTGTCATTTTTCTCCTATTTGTTATACTTTAAGTATCTATATATAGTATATAAAAGATTTGACAAGCGAATATATTATCTGTAAAACAAAGAAAACAAATGATTACAAAAGAAAATTATTATACAGGGGAAGTCTTAAAATATTTTAAAAGTTTCAATGGTGGTCAAGGACTAGACCATTGGAGTCCATCCTCAAGCCAAAACTTTACAAGGTTTGTGTTGAATTACTCTCTGCCTCAAGAATTGAGACGACTATTCTTGATCAGATATAAAGCTCCTTTCGGTAATTTAGTTAATAACACAACACAAAGATTAACTTGTGAGGTTTTGTTTGAGGGGGATAAAAAGATTACCCTCAAGAACAAAAATTATGACGATATATTTCAGCAAGAATTAGACGATATAAATAAGAATACACCACCTGTAGATGACAAAGATAAACTAGCAAGAGAGCTTATGATTAGCTTTGCACACCCAACAATTAATAATATGCAGAAAGCTGTCAAAGAAATATTTGGTAACGAAAAGTTAGTCGCTGAAAGATATGTGTCTGCCAAACATAATGACATGGTCATAGATATTATTGGTCGTATAGATTATGAAAGTAATAATTCAATAGGAGAAGCTAAGACTAAGCCACCTACAATAAAAAAGAAAAGAGGCAAAGATGAATACTACATGGCATCAACGCAGCTTCCAACAGAACCAGATCCTATGCACATAACTCAACTTGCTTTCTACTATCACTGCACAAAAAGAAAACCTTTTTTGTTTTATGTAAATGAAAACGAATACACAATCTTTGATAACACACACGATATGTTGAGAAATGATTATTTGGAATATCAATATGATTTACTTACACAAAGACTAAAAGCATGGGAACAACTAATTATATTTTGTAAAGGGGATATTCAAAAGCTATCTTCCTTTGCTGAACCACCAGAATTAAATCACCCTTTTTATTATAGGGATTTAATAGACGACCAAAAAAAACAAATCAAACAACTATGGGGATTAGACACATGAAAACAAACATCTATCAAAAACTACACAAGGCAGCTTGTGAGGCAAGAGGAGTAGTTAAAGGAAAGAAAGTACCAGGTATGCAATTCAATCCTTTGTTACATGACGAAGTACAAAAGGTGGCAATGGAAGCGTTATTAAACAATGGATTATATCCTGTTTGTACTTACAACAACTATGTCAAAGAAACTTTTATTATGGTTACTTGTTCAATGAGAATACATGACATTGAAAACCCAGAAAGCTATGTTGATATAGAAGGATGTAGTGCAATGGGAAACTTAGATAAGTTTGGTACAGGTAATGGTATGAGCTATGCAAAGAAGTATGCTTATCTAAATGCTTTACATTTAAAGACAGGTTTAGATAATGAAGATGGTTACAAGGCAAAACCTTTTAATAAAATTTCACAACCAAGTGGTACAGAACATGATGACAATCATGATGCAGTAGCAATAGAACATATCAAGAATGATATGAAGAACGCAAAAACTATTTATCAGTTAAGAAAGTTAAAGAACTATAAATACAAAGATGCGTTTACCCTTGCTATCAAGAAACATCCTGCGGTTTATAAAGACTTAAATAATCTTTATGAAACAATGGAAACACAACTAAACACACAAGGAGTAACACAATGAGTGATAAGATATATATAAAGTTATCACAAAATCCAGATAAGCAACAAGGAGATAATAGACCGAGTTTTGTTGCACCAATAAATCCAAACTCACCAGAGGGAAAGACCTGGAGAATAGGAGTTAAGATTGGAGAAACATGGTACAACCAAGCAGGATTTGATGATCTTGATGAACAAGGTAATCCAACAGGAATTATCAATGTTGTCTTGACACCATCAAATACTGGTTCAGCACCTGCCAAGCCGAGAGGACAGCAGTCGTCTTTTGCACCAAACAAGTTTGCAAAAGGTCAAGGATCAGGATATAACAAACCTAACTACAGATACTAATTTGTAGTTAAATGGTGTGGCGGAAGTTTTTTTAGAGCAGCGAATCATATTACCTCTTTCCCTTTCTGGTAATGCTCCCTCTTATTTGTTTTCTTCTGCCATGCCTTTAAAACAATATGAAAATTACAGAGCTTACAAACGAGATTAAGAAAAAGATAATCCAAGATCGTGAGAAAGATTATGGAGATTATCAATATAATTTTAGTATACTTGCAGAGCTATTTACTTTAATATTAGCACCCAATTTAAAAAAAAAACTAAAGCCATATCAGGTGGCACATATCATGATGACACTTAAATTATTTAGAGCTACAAGGGGATTTAAAGCTGATAATTACACAGATTTATCAATATATAATGATATGGCATCTAATCTACACAAAAAAGATATAGACAAAAATGATAAAAACAGATAAATATTTAAGAATTAAATCTGGCGAAGCTAACTTTGAGTTGGTTGAAAGATTTGATGATGTAAAGAAAGCTGCCAACCCCAACGCACAAGGGGAAGTTGTAGAATGTAAAATTAATTCTGTAAAAATTGATTTTACCAAAGTAAAAAAGGAGAAAGATGGAAGAGTTAAGAACTCGCCTTCAGAAGTACAGGGATCTTCAACAGAAGAAACACGAAAAGTACCTGGAAGCAAAGCAAAGAGTATATAAGTATCAAAAAGATTCTTATAGATTGCTTTGGAAAATAGAGAAGGCAAAAGAAGAATTGATGAGAGCATAGCTCATTAATTTATATTGATAAAAAAAACAAGAAAAACTGTAGGGGATTTATGTCTTTAATTAATCAAGAGTTTCAAAAACATATTAAAAAAATAAACAACAACGATTTTATTTACAAACATAAGATCGCTTTTTATTTACTATCAGAGCAACAATATAAATTATACGAAGAAGGATTTAAAAAAGGTTTTGAGTTAGCACAACAAAAAATGTCAAATCATATTGGTGAACTAAAACAAACACACATACTACCTATAAGCACAGAGAGAAAGATTGTTGGTTATCAATTTAAAAAACCTAGAAAGGCAGAGATAGACTCTGTAATTAATAAAGTTTGTATTATGTATGAGGTAAGTAAGAAAGAATTATTTACTAAAACTAGGACCAGAGATATTGTTAGAGCTAGAAATATTATTCACAATATACTAAATGAAAAATATAAGATGAGTTTGACAGAGATTGGTAGAATTTTTAAACAAGATCATACAACAGTTTTGAACTCTATTCAAATGAAACAAAGAAGAGAACACTATTGGTATGACAATCAAACAATATGGCAAGAGTTTGACGAACTAATTAAGTCCTAGCGTAGTTAGGTCTTTGACCTTTTCTTGGTCGTCTCTCAGCAGTTTTCTTTCTTGATACAGCAGCACGTCTTTGTGCAGGTGTCATAGCTCTAGCTTTTGCAGCAGGTACACATTTAGGATAGTTACTCTCT